AGTTAAATAAACTTTATTCACATACTTATTAACAAAAGAAAAGCCGCTCCGAAAAGCGACTAATCTCAACTAAAAAACTCAAACATGTATTATATATGCTGGCAATAATACTAAAAATAATGCACTAATCTTGCAACCTGGCCGCTTTCTTTTTCATGTATAAATCCCTCTACTGCCTTTTGACTACAATAACCTTTACGACTATGCCAACTATCTGCTGATGATGGGCTTCTTAAATACTCCACGCAAACTCCTATATAATCTTTACCATCCATCCATTTATGCTTAACTTTATGATGCAAATGATGCAGATACCAATATCTAAATTTTGTTTCTGCCCAAAGTTCTGGCTGCTCTTGAGCCATTAAAAGTGGTAAATTAGCCATTTTAGCCCCATCTCCATGCTCCAGGCCTATTAAACTATTACCATAAGCATAGTATTTCCGATGGCTTACTCCAGCATCTACTTTAATATCTTTGCAATTTCTAAACCACGCTTTTAAGCTATGAGCTAAATGGAATCCGCTTTGATAGTCATGATTGCTCATTGAATGGATTACATCAACTGGAGCTAATTCTCTTAATATCTCAATGCATTTTACATATAGTTGTAAAGCTAATTCATAATGCTCCCACCATTTACCATCTGTATCTTGATAAGTGCCTTTTGTAGTGCTACCATAAACATTGTCAATATGCAATACATCATTCCCAATGCAAAATAAAACTCTATCTATACTAAACCCCTTGGCTTTATCAATAAGCCCTAAAACGCCCTCTATTACCCTTTGAAATGCTATTTTATTATTATAAGCATCTCCAGTTTCTTTTTCGGCTGCATATTTTCCAAGGTGTATATCCGCTGGATTTATTACTAAAAGGCATTCTCCTTTTTTATATTCTATTTCATTATAGGTAGGAGCGTAATCTTTTATGAGATTGTTTACAGCTTCAAAAACTTTGCTGCTATCTATATTATCTTTGGTAACAATGGAAAAGCGATACTCTCCATTGGATGCTTGCCAATGCTTTACACTTACAATATCATCTTTTCTTATACCCCTTTCCTTAATATGTAAATCAAGGGCTGTATTCCCATTAATGTTTTTAAGTGGAGCTGCTCTATGTTGGTAAATTAATTCTTCCTCTTCTTTTGAGAGGCGTAATCTTCTACCATATTTTTTAGCCATTTTGTAAAATTAGAAATAAAAAACCTTTATTTTCAAGTGGGATTTTTTACTTACTAACTACTTTTTGTTAATAGAAATATCAGCAACGGATTGCCCTAATACAAGTGCGGTAATGCTATAAACTAAAGTTTTTGCAGTTTCAGCATCAATACCTAAATGATCGCTTAACAATGTTATTAAAATTCCAGCAATAGTATAAATTGCTTTTTTACTTCCCAAAATCTTTTTAATAGTTTGGGTAATTATCCATGATTTCATTTTATCTGTTTTTAATTATTAATTC